ATCACGTGCCGGGATTTGCTGTAGGTTGGGGTTGTTCATCGACAACCTTCCGCTGACAGTCCCGCCCTCATCACTTCGTAGCTGGTTGATATGACCGTGTATGCGGCCCTCTTTGCTCACATACTTCATAATCGAAGTAATAAACGTACCCTGTACTTTGTTCAGATTACGTGCCGCAACGACCAGCTTGGCAAACTCGTGTGGGTGCTCAGACAAAAAGACCTTGGTAAATGACGGCTGTCCGGTCTGCGTCCGGGCGTATTTTATGTTCAATTTATCGAATGCTTTTGCTAAAGATGCGGCTGCCCAGATCTCAACGTCCATACCTGCTAAGTCATTGATTTGCTTGAGCTTTTGTTTTTCTTCCTTTAAGAGCTCTTGCTTGGTCCTTTCGCACTTTTCGAGGTCAATTCGTACCCCCCGGAAGGTCATATCAATCAGGCAGGGAGTGAGCCGTGTTTCGAGATCGAAGATTGTCTCAAGTCCTTCCTTGTTGATCTCAAGCTTGAAAAACTTGTAAAGGTCAAAAGCCAACCTCGCGTCTTGTTCGCCATACGGACCAACAAACTGTGACGGTAGCTTCCATAGCTCACCCTTCGGATCGACACCGAACTCGACCGCAGCCTCGGTCAAAAGCTTTTCTGACTTCGCCTCGCCCAGATAGTCATACGATAAGGCGTTCAAACTGTAGCTGTATCTGTTTTCATCTAGCAAGGCGGCCATGACCATCGTATCTACGATCTCTCCGTTCACTTCGACACCCAATGCTTTCAACCAGCCAAGGTCATAAGGCGCGTTGTGCATGATCTTGATTGCGTCAGTCCGCATTTGTTTTTGCAACCAACGCATAACTATCCCTTTATCCAGGTTGCCGCCAC